GACTTTTTGGAGCAAGATGAGGCGAACAAAGTAGTTATATTTGCTACTTACGTAGACATGCTAGACATGATCGCCAATGCTCTTGGACCAGACCAATGCCGTTTATACTCAGGAAAACTAGACGCTAAGACTAAAGAGGATAATAAAATTGCCTTCAACACTGACAGTAATATTCGCGTTCTCATTAGCAGTGATGCGGGTGGTTATGGGGTTGACCTCCCAGCTGCTAACCTTTTGGTTAACTATGATCTGCCTTGGTCTAGTGGTTCTGCGCTTCAACGCAACGGGAGAATAAAGCGCGCCTCTTCTACCTGGAAAACCATAGTCATTCAAGACATCTTGATAGGCGGATCTGTTGAAGAACGTCAATGGGAGGCCCTTCAATTTAAGTCCTCAGTGGCAGACGCTGTCATGGATGGCGAAGGTATAGACGAACAAGACGGAATTGATATGAGTTTAAGCAGTTTGAAGCAGTTTTTGGTGGGTTCTTTCGTATAGAATATACAAATGCCTAACGCACCTAAGACCCCAACGCGCACTATCCGTGTGCCTGATGACCTCTGGAAAGCTGTCCAAGTTAAGGCTGGCAAAGAGGGCGTAACTGTAACTAGCGTAATCATTAAGGCCTTAGAGTCCTATTTGACAGTGGAATAATCTTCCGCTAAGTTGTTGCTCCTAAACATAGGGAGCGGTAATGGAACAAGAAGAACTTAAGCGAAATCTTCGCCAATATATTGCCCTTAAGGGTGAGATTAAACTCCTAGGCGGAAGAGAATCAGAGTTAAAAGCACGCCTTACTAAAGTGCTAGATGACGTAGAGCCTAATGAGAATGGCCATAGAGTCCTTAAAGTAGAAGACTCAGACACAGGTGAGGTCACCATGACTCGTCAGCGTCGTGTATCAAAAACACTTGATATCGATAAAGCAGCAGAGATCTTAGATGCTAAGGGCATTAAAGAAGAGTGCATTAAACTTATTCCAACACTTGATGAAGACGCAATTATGACCGCGTTCTATAACGGTAAGATTACTGAAGAAGACATCGATGCGATGTTTCCTACTAAAGTAAGCTATGCGTTTTTAGTGGATAATAAATGACAGACGACTTTATAGAATCAACCTTTTCTGACTTGGATGCTTATTATCCAGGCAGTAAACGTAAGCGCAAAGAGATAGAGCCTAAGAAACCAAAGGTGGTTCTCGATGGCGGATGGGACGCAAAGCCCTACATCAAAACTTTACCTAACGGCAAAGACATTGAGATGTTTACTATTGGTGCGCTTGCGGGAGCTCTAGGAAGACCTATAATAACCATACGTGCATGGATTAAAGAGGGCTACCTTCCAGCTTCACCTTACAGACTTCCCACAAAAAAGAATATAAACGGGGAAGATCATCACGGGCGTAGGCTTTACAGCCGAGCTATGGTAGAAAAGGCAGTGGAGTTGTTTGACTCGGCTGGACTTCTTTATACAAAGCGTATAGAATGGTCCTTACACCGACAGCTCAGCAATGAGATTGCCGAGGCATGGAGTCAAATCCGTGCACAAGAATCTAACTAAACTAAAATAAACTAATGTAAAAAGGATATGTAAACAAATGGCAATTAACCAAACAGAATACACAGTAGAGAACGATGAGTTTGCAAACATCGATGACTCCCTAGATGCACGCCCTTCACAGGCAACAAGTACATCAGTAAAGGCTGGCTGGGAAGCAGCAGCACCTAAAGCAAGTTCAACGATTGACTACCCAAAAGAGTTTAAATTCTCTGAGGAGTTTCAGATCGTTAAGTTCTTAGATCAAGAGGGCCCATTTGCTGTCTATGATCAACATTTTCTATCACAAGTCACGTCAGGCCGTCGTTCATACGTATCGACAGGTCCTAACGATCCACTAATCAAGTTGCTCGGTAGCAAGCCAGAGCCTAAGAAGGCTTTCACTATTGCTAACCTAAGTGCAGATGGCGGAGTACAGCGTCAACAACTAATCGCTTCTTCACGACTTTTTAAGTCGTTGCACTCAGCTAACTTCTCACAACAGGGCCCATTGACCCGTAACTACTGGGCGCTTAGTCGCACAGGCAAGATGGCAACAACTGTTTACCACATCAATGCAGTAAAGTCACGTGACCTTGCTGAAGATTGGGGCATTACAGATGTTGAGGCCATTGAAGCAGCTATTGCTGAGATGAAGCCGTTTACACCAAGTGATATCAAGACTCATACTAATGAGGAACTAGAAGCGGTTGCCCGTTCACTAATGTAACATCCGGCATTAAGGGGTCAGTTAACGCTGGCCCCTTACTTCATCTTTAGGGACACAACTTGAATATCATTACAACAAAAGAACAACTAGACGAGATGGTTGCTTATTATCTTAAACAAGATGCTTTTGCATTTGACGTAGAAACTGTAGGTGGTCGTCGTGGAGTGCCTGCTGTAAACGAAGTTTTATGGATTAGTCTTGCCACGCATGGTCGTGGTGATGTGATCCCAATGGGTCACCCCAATGGAGACTTTATTGAAGAGGTCTTTCCATTAACAGGGCAAGGTCAGAAGCGCGTAGATGCAGGTCTTCCTGCTCGTCCTTCAGATTACTCACGTGATTCTAAGAAAGCAACTAAAGTTTTCGGCCCAGCGCCTCAACAACTGTTTCCAGCTGAGGTCTTTAAAGCTCTTAAGCCACTTATGTTTAACGATAAAATCTTAACCATCGGGCATAACCTTGTATTTGACCTAAGTTCTGTAGCTAAGTACTACGGCGAAGTTCCTGTAGGTCCTTATTTCGATACCCTTATGGCGTCTTTTTTATATGACAACACCAACACAGGTCGTTTAGGTCTAGATGACTGCTTACAACGCGAGTTTGGTTACAGCATGGTTAAAGGTATAGGCCATATGGTTGAGGTCTATTCTTTTGATGAGGTCGCTAAGTACGCTTATTTAGACGCCAAGTACACTTTCCTTTTATGGAAACACCTAGTGCCTAAATTAGAGGCATCTGATGTAGTAACCATTATGGAACTAGAGATGGATGTATTGCGTGTTCTATGTGACATGAAACTTACTGGTACACCTGTAGATATAAACGATCTTGAAGCACTTTACGAACGTTTTACTGCAGAAACTGAAGCGGTTAAGTCAGATATCTATCGCATAGCGGGTCGTGTGTTTAACATGAACTCTAATCCAGAGAAGCAATACATTTTATACGGACCTAAAGACGAGGGATGCCGTGGCTTAAAACCTATGCTCTTAACAGGTAAAGGCCTTAAGAATGAGGGCGACCTTACATACAGCGACTATTCAGTATCTTCTGAGGCCTTAGAGCCTTATAGAGAGTCTGATGAACTGGTAGGTAAGCTGCTAGAGTATGCGGATCTCAATAAACTTTTAAGTACTTACGTGGTTCCTTACCTAGGCGGTGAGGTAACTAAGACTGTCAACGGTAAGTCTAAGACGGAAGATAAAGAAAGCCTTCTAATTAACGGTCGCATCTACGGAGACTTTGTTCAATGGGGTGCTGAGACTGGTCGTTTTTCTAGCCGTAATCCTAATCTTCAAAACCTGCCTGCTCCTAACAAAAAGCTTCCACCAGAGAAGGACTACGGAACGCTTATTCGTAACGTGTTCACTGCTCCTGATGGGTACAAGTTAGTTGTAGCCGATTACTCGCAGATCGAGCCTAGAATCATAGCCGCTATGTCCAAAGACCCAATCATGGTAGAGAACTACATGAGCGGTGGCGATATCTATACAACTGTAGGAGACACTATGGGTGTAGATCGTAAGGCAGGCAAGGTTTTAGTTTTGGCTATGGCCTATGGTGTAGGCCCAGACAAGATCGCTAAACAGATCGGATGTACCGTCCCGGAAGCTAAAAAGCTTCTCAACGACTTCTCAGAGAAGTTTGCTTCAGTGGACAAGTACCGCGGTAAAGTTATTGGCCTAGCCCGTAACAAAGGGTACATAACCACCGTACTTAACAGGCGTAGGTACCTGCCTAATATAAACTCCCGTAATACAGGTGATCGTGCCAGTTCTGAACGTCAGGCGTTCAACACGCGCATCCAAGGCTCAGCGGCTGACGTCATTAAGCTTGCTATGATACGGGCATACGAGAAGATACCTAAAGAGGCTAAGTTACTTATGACAGTTCACGATGAGTTAGTAACTATGACTCCTGACAATCTTGTAGATCAAACTGTGGATGCTATCCGCGAGGCTATGGAAGGTATAACACTTATCCCTATCCCACTTGTAGCTGACATCAAAGTTGTCCAGAAATGGGGAGAAGCTAAGTGAGTTGGTTACGTAATCTGTTTAACAGAGAGCCTAAGTTTGAAACTCTTAAGGTGGATATCCCCATGACCACTCTTGTTCGTTGGTACCTGTACGATACAGAGTTAGTAGAGCCTAACGAGCTTGCTGAACTTGTAGGTCTTACTCCAGTAAGCAGTGAGGGCGACGAAGTAGAGAAGCAAGAAAGCAAATTGCGCATCGCACAGGTTGCGCCTTTGTTCCCTTACTTAGAGTCCATCGCGGATATCAGCGCTAATGTTCTAACCGCATTACACACAAAAGAATTATCTGTCCACGACCCAGAGCTTTCTGAGGAACTGGCTCCAGAAATTCAAAGCATGCTACAAGTTTACAAGGCAGTAGCTTTAACTACACTGATCGGTGCGTTTAGCATCGGTATGGACCTTGACTTACTGCATGTAACAGGAACAACAACAGACAAGATTATCGATATGGAGGAATACTTAGATGGCCAGTAGTTCAGATTGGTTTGCAAAGCGCATGGGCGCTCCTGTACAACCTGCACCAAGTTATGTACAACCACCTATGGCACCCGTACCTCAACAGTTCACCCCTCAAAACCCTTCTTATCCTACGCAACAAGAGGTACAGCCTCAACAGCATCAACGCCCTATGACTTCTAGCCGTAACTGCCCTGGCTGTGGTAGCGGAAACTATGCAAAGGTAGGCAACTCAGCTTCTCAAGGCGGATCCTTTGAAGTATTTCGTTGCTATGACTGCGGATATCCAGTACAACAGACAGGTTCAGGTATTGGATCTACAGGTGGTACTGCAGCAGGCGGTCCAGCTATTCCAGCCAAACAAGTTCCCACAGGCGGATTTAACCCAACAACGATCATTGGACACATTTAATGGTAAACGTAACATCAGAATTAGCTAAAGCATTTAAAGAGATTAACAAGTCTATGGGCGAAGGTACTATCGTCCTAGGATCAGATATCCGTGACGATGTCATGGGTTATATAACTACAGGCTCCATCGCTTTAGACGTGGCTCTAGGCGGAGGTTGGCCTATCAATCAGTGGCATGAAATCATTGGTGAGGAAAGCCAAGGAAAGACTGCTATTGCTCTAAAGACTATCGCTGCCAATCAAGCCAAAGATCCCGAGTTCACTACAGTATGGGTTGCCGCAGAACAATGGGTTCCTAAATACGCTGAGATGTGTGGAGTAGATACCTCTAGAGTCTTTATCGTATCCACTAATATCATGGAAGAAGCATATGAAGCGGTCATCAAAGTTGCTGAAAGTAAAGGTGTTGATTGTATTGTTGTTGATTCCCTGCCTGCTTTGGTTCCAGGTGCGGAAGATGAAAAAGACATGGATGAACATACAGTTGGACGAGGAGCTCTTCTAACTAACAAGTTTTTCCGTAAAGTGGGCATCGCCTCTAAGCGTTCCCTCATTGATTTCGAGCGTCCATTCATCGGAATTATGATTAACCAGTGGCGTGACAAGGTCGGGGTTATGTACGGCGACCCACGCACTACTCCTGGAGGCAAGGGTAAAAACTTTGCCTACTTTACTCGCGTAGATATGCGCCGTGATGACTGGATCGAAGCAGGCTCTGGGGAAAATAAACGCCGTGTAGGTCAGACAATTAAGGCACGAGTACTAAAGAACAAGTCTGCTGCCCCTTCACGTGTGGCGTCATTTGACTTCTACTTTGCGGATGGGGGCGAAGTTGCTGCTGGAGACCTAGACTTTGGCAAGGAGTTAATCGCTATCGGCAAGCTTAATGGCGTTATTCAACGCGCCGGAGCTTACTACAGGTACGCCGAAAGGCAGTGGCAGGGCGAATCTGCTATGCTTCAGGCACTACGGGAAGAGATTGATCTTAAAGAGGCCCTTGAACGGGACGTACTTGACTCCATTAAAGCTGGATCCAAGTTTTCTAATGAAGAGTAAGGGCCAAAAAGAGTCTCAGAAGCACGAGGCACGACTAGCAAAAAAGTTCGGCGGTTCCACAGTGGCAGCCAGCGGAGCTTTTTGGAGTCGTAAAGGCGATGTCAGAACCGATGAGCTTTTAATAGAGCATAAGTGGACAGGCAAAGCCTCCTTTACCGTTAAAGCTGCGGTTCTGGAAAAGATCGTCAATGAAGCAATCATGGACAGTCGTATGCCTGTGCTTGGAGTTAGCCTTAACAACTCCAATTATGTTTTGCTAACTGAAGATGATTTTCTAGAGCTTCGACAAACTCTTCAGGAGCATAAATGTACGATTACGTTGGACACGACGAAGGCTGGCGATACGAAGCCAAGTGCCAAGGACGTGACACAGAGCTTTGGTTTCCCCCAAGAGACAAATCCAAGTACAGAAATATAGCTGAAAAATCCAAAGCTGTCTGCTACGGCAAGGATGGCTTACCTGAATGTCCTGTGCGTAAACAATGCTTGTTGTATTCAGAAAAAATGAATGAGCAGCATGGTATCTGGGGCGGTATGAGTCACAGAGAACGTAATGCGTTAAAACGCAAAGCAGCCAAGGTAGGTCAAACACTTGAGGAGTGGTTAGACACCCATTAAGTAATGTGATAGGTTGCATGCATGAGCGTTAAACCGGGTAGCCCTTTAAAGAAGTTTCTTGATGTTAATAAGAAGAAGCAAACAAGAGTCTTAGGTTCAGTAGAGCGACATTTGATCGCACGACCTAAAGACGGATCTCGTAGAACAGATGTTCTACACCCTTCAGACATGGTAAGTGAAGAGTGGTGCCACCGCGCATCTTATTATCACTTGCTGGGAGCAGTACCAGTCAATACACGCGTTCCATCACTACGGTTAGAGTCAGTGTTTGAAGAGGGTCACGGCATCCACGCCAAGTGGCAGCGCTGGTTTAGTGAGATGGGAAACTTGTATGGAAAATGGAAATGCCCTGAGTGCAAAGCCACAACCTACGGAGTAAGTTATCCAGAATGTCCTAGTTGTTCAGCTCCTTGCATTATTTACATGGAAGTTCCCCTTCACTACGAACCCCTGCGTATTGCAGGTCACTCAGATGGTTGGTTAGTTGGTCTTGGAGAGCCTCTAATGTTAGAGATTAAATCCATTGGAATTGGTACCTTACGTTATGAAGCCTTTGACCTTCTTAAAGAAAATAACTATGATTTTGAGAAGGCTTGGAAGAAGTTAGACGCACCGTTTATGAAACACATTATGCAGGTGCAGGTTTACATGAAGCTAGCGGAGCTTATAGGTTACGAAGATGTACCTCAAGAAGCAGTCCTTATTTATGATGCCAAGCCTAACCAAGAATCTAAAGAGTTCATCGTACCTAAGAGTGACTGGGGTATATCCCATTTATTTGACGCCGCTAAGATGATTGTTGAAGCGGTTGACGCAAAGACCCCACCACCATGTAATATAACCTCAATGGGTTGCCCACGTTGTAAAGGATATGACAATGACTGAACTTGTAGCGCAAGGCGTAGGTAAGCATGTGCTTTCTATATTAGAGTCTCAAGGCTTGCCTTTAAAGAAGAATCTAGATATAGATGTACCTCAGTTTCCAAATGACATCACAGCTGTAGATGATCAGGAGCTGATGATTTTAGCTACAAAGTACATGGAAAACCTTAACTTCATACTAACTCAAGTTGCCCTAGCAACTTTGGCTGAAACAGAAGCCGAACACATCTATGACATAGCAAAAGCTAAAGCCACTCTTAGCAAAACTAGCGGTAAGAGCACAGAAAAAGCAGGTATGTTAAACGCTGCTGTGATAACTG